TTGATCTCGCTAGGGAGAATACAATCTTCAATTGTCTTGGGTCGATACTTCTCAACCCAAAGAAAGTCACTACGCATAATCAAATCCAGTCAGGTTTACGCTCAGGAATACGACGATAATTGTCCTTGACCCAGGGTTTTGAAGCAATGTACCGCTTGTAAGCAGTGAACGTATCTATTGTATCATCATACTTGAACTCGTCAGGCATGGCACGAGCAAAATCCTTTGCATCTTTATAATCGTAGATGCTGCCATCCACCTCTTTGAGACGATCATGATAGATGGTCATAGCTTCACACATGGTTCGGAAACAACCATGCTCTTTGCCAAACCGTTTCTGATACTCCCACATCAAATCAAACCCATGGTGAAGCATCCAAGCAAAGTTTGCCGTACTGGTTGCTGCCCACACGGTACAAGGATGATGCTTGAATCCCCCCGTGGTGCGGTAGGGAGTGCCATCCTTCTTGTGAATCACACCCCAGTCCCAATGGTACTTGGAGAAGATCACAGATGCCATTTGGCAGGTCTCCAAAGGCATCTTGACAATGTGCTTGTCGGGAAGAACCTGAGCAGACTTTCTGGGATCAGGATCAGTCACAAAGATGTTCATTCAAATGGCCTCAAAAATTCACGAGAAACAATGTCGTCAGCACACATCATATCACGCATATATCTTACACCGCTCTCTGGAGTTGTGTCATCACCACAAGTAAAAACGTCACATACTGCCATACGGTTTTCTGGCCATGTGTGAATTGAAATGTGAGATTCTCCAAGCAGAGCGATGGCAGTTACTCCCTGAGGTTGGAACTTGTGGGAAGAAATGTCCAGAAGTTCACTTTGGCACAGGTGTGCAGCATGAACTAACACGTTGCGAATATGTGCCTCGTCGTCCAACAAACTAGGCGAACAACCTTTCAGGGTGAAGAGAATGTGCTTCATCAACCAAACGTAGAATCAGGTTCTAGAGCAATAAAGTAGCGCAGATCGTGATCCTTAGAGGTGAAGCAAGAGAGAAGCTTCTTGGAGATCTTTACCTCATAGGTGCCAGGCACGACACGGATGTTCTCAACTTTGAAGTTGAAAGCAAACTCATCTTCAGTCTCAGCAACAACCACAGAATACACGTTGGAAGTGTCGTTCTTCTTGTCACGGACAACCAGTTTCACAACACCATTCTCACCGATGACAGAGAGATCAGGCAGTTGATATACACCTGCTGCCTTGAGAACTTTCTCCAACTGTGTGGTGGTCAGGTCAAATGCAACATCGATACTAGGCAGAGTCAGAGTCTGATCAGGGGGAGCAATGATGACCGAAGGATCAGCAAAGAAATACTTGGAGTGATTCTTACCTTCCCGAATGAAAACATAGGATTCATTCTGGAAGTCCAGATCAGCATCACGGTGAAGAGACAGACCATTCAGGAACTGATTGAGATCATAGATACCAAAGTCTCTAGGAAACTCCTCAGTGATAGTTGCTTCAGCCAGGATGTTCTTCATCACCGACATGGTGCGAAGTTTGCTACCCTGCTTGAACAATAGCGACTCATTGATAGAAGAAAAGTTCTTCAGGAGACTCAGGGTTTTGTCAGAGAGTTTCATTGTCATTGAGGATAAGTTTCACGGTTGGCATTTTTGTCATTGAAGTGCATCAGAAGCACAGCATAGTGCAGAATCTTCATGATGTCACGGCGGGCAGTGCCCTTTTTATCATAGCGAGAAGCATACTTAAGAATGTTGGATCGGCAGAATGCCTCACCATCACCACATGCCTCAATCAGATCAAGTGTCTGGATCTTGTCGTCACCAGCAGAGTAGTGAGCATTGTAAGTTCCAGTGATGTAATCTCTAAGTTCATCGAGGATCTCATCCTCATCATACTTGTAAAGATTTCTGGGGTCTTTATTCAAAACAATTCGATCCTCCGAATAACTACTGGCAAGGTTGACGGTGAATGACGCATCAACCGACGCTTCAGCATCAGGTGGCATCCAGATACCTTCTCCACTCATTGTGTAACCTTTTTTGATCATTTCATCATAGTTCATTATATCAAACCTCCTCGGTGTTGTCAATGATGTTGCCACAAGCATCCATGTCAACATCAGCATCGATCTTATCATAGAGATCAGAGAAAGCACTCTTGGTCTCTTCATCGAAGCGGTTGAGGCAGACTTGGATTGCCTTCATTTTGTCACCCCAGATAGCGTAGGCACGGATGATGTGGACCAGACGACGGGTGCTGATCACCTCATCGATGCCACCATCATAGAAAGTCTTGCGGATGATGTCTGCCCAGTCAGCAAGACGCTTGCAGAAGTTCTCATCATCACAGATCTTGCTCAAGATCTTGGACTCAGTTGAGACAGTGGGATACTCCTGCTCAAAGGTGACAGGGAAACGCTCAAGAAATGCTTCATTCAGAACGTTGGTGCCGATGAAGCGTCCGTCATCAGAACCCTTGCCCTTGGTGTTAGCAGTAGCAAAGATCTGGAATCCAGGAGCAGGTTGAATGTAACGACCAGTCTTCTTCAGGAAGACACCTTTTCCTTCGAGGATTGATTGAAGGCAAAGAATCTTGTTGGAAGCCAGGTCAATCTCGTCAAGCAGTAGAACCGCACCGCGCTCCAGGGCTTCGATGACTGGACCATTGTGCCAAACGGTCTCACCGTTGACAAGACGGAATCCACCAATGAGATCATCTTCATCAGTCTCGATAGTAATGTTGACACGAATCAGTTCACGACCCAGTTGAGCACATGCTTGCTCCACACCAAAAGTCTTGCCGTTGCCAGACAGACCAGTGATGAACACAGGATAGAACATACCCGACTTGACGATACGCTTCACGTCAGCGAAGTTGCCGAAGGGGACAAAGTTCTCATCCTTCTGGGGGATAAGGTTTTGTTGAACAGCAGGCATTGCTGCTGGTGCTTGATAGTTACGCTCGATCTCTTCCACTTTTTGCTGAGTCACTTCCAGATTCCACTTGCCACGACCAACTTTGTATTGCTCAAGTCGCTTGGTGACAGTCTGATATGCAACATCGTGAGAGGCACAGAATCCACGGATATCTGCGGCGGTGAACTCAGTACCATAGAGAGTGCGGAGTTGTTCGACGTAGTTCACTTGGGAAGGCATTTGGTTGACTTGTTTTGTATGTATATACAATACATGAAAAAACCGCCCTGTGGGGCGGTGGTGGACAGTTTATGAACTGGCCTTTCTCTGAGCGTTGTTCTCCTTCGGAGTCACATACCTGAGGTTATCAAGTGTGTTGTTCGATGGGTCAGCATCGATGTGATCAATAACCACAGTGTCGCGTACCCATTGCTTTGCTTCCTCTGGAAGGGTGCTCCAGACTCCCTTGAGGGACTCTGGAGGATACTCATCAACAGGCTTCCATGCTTCCATCACTGCCTTATGGACAGTAATGTTCATCACAGATTTACCACCGCCCTTGGTGCGGACGTGATCAAAGTCTTCAAACAATTCAGGATTAATTACAACAGTAAAGTTGCATTCATCCAAGCGACCACGCTTACTGTACTTGTAACGAATCGCTCTGAATTTATTTGTCAGGGCAGAATAGATTTGCCCATCATTACTAACATAATATCCTGGAATAATAACCCCATATCGAGTAAGGGGTTTCCAGTCTGGATTCTCTGTAATACTTTGGATCATGGATTTTTTAGATTGAATAGATTACGCAATTTGATCTACGAAGTCGTTAAGGATTTTACGATTCATAGAACTTGCTTTGAGTGACTTCTTGAATGCACTGCGAATCTGAGATTTGCTAGCACCGTCACCAACAACGAACTCGCTGTCTTCATTCAGTTTGTTGGAAGCAAGAACAAATAGTTTGGAGAAACCCAAGGCAGTAAGGGAAATGCTACGTTCTTTCTTCCAGATCTTCCTCATCCGTTCGTCTTCAGAACCCTGAAGATCAAGATTGTTCAGCATCCGAGAGACCTCAGAGTTAGTAACAATCCGAACACCGATGAAGTTGACTGAAGGATGTTCATGAGCGAGGTACTTCAAGAAAGAGACAGTCTGGGTAAACCAGTTGCCAACATCATAAGTACGTCCAGTCTTACGGTTGCGGAGAATAGAACCGTAGCGACAAGACTTCCTCCCAATTCTATCATAAACTTCCGCAGTTCGCACAGATCCTTGTGCTTCACCATCGGTGAGGATCACACATTGTACTTTCTGAACACCACTCTTTGCTTTGAACTGAGGAATAATCTTCGTCATGCAGGCAAGTGCCTCATTAAGAGGAGTGCCAGAGAGTGAGAATGCAGGACAAATGGTGTAGTGGAAGTGCAGTGAACGACGTTGGTTCTGATCCTGAAGCCATGCCAGTCGAAAGAGTTGCAGACAATCCTGTTCAAAATCTTTCGTCTTAGCAGTGCTGCTCAGCATGGTCAGCAAACGGAAATCTCGTTCGATAGCAATCTTGTTTGCTACTTCTTCATGATGAAACTTGTGGTGGGCATCATCTTCAAACACACGGAGATCATCTGGGATGTAACGAGTGCGGAAGTCATTGGTGAAAGCATAAACATCGAAAGGAATGTTGACTTTCTTACAGAAGCGAACAAGGTTCAACAGTTGCTTGATGGTGTCCATAAGTTTGTCACTCATAGAACCAGACCAATCAAGCAAGAAGATCAATCCATGATTCTTACCATCAGGAATGGTAGTGATCTTCTTGAAGAGATCTTCGTTGTACTTGTAGGTGTGAAGTTTGGCACAATCCAGAACGCCAGTGCGACTGGTGGTGGCACGAGCATAAGCATCAGCAGACTTGCGACACTCAAACTCTTTGACCATGTAACTCACTTCTTTGGCAGTAGACTTCTTGTGAGAAGCATACTCAGCATTGACTTCAGAGAAGTTGTACTCAAGATTTTCGGGAGGATTGCTCCACCAGAAATCGTTGATCTGACGGATGTACTGATTGCTGACAACAATGCTATCGAGATTCATATCAGGAATCTCAAGATAGACAGGATTCTCAGAGTAGTTATCACTGTGTCCGTTGAGTTCCTGAACAGACTCACTCAGATTTGTGTCAGTCCTGACCTCTAGAGGATCGTAAGAATGACCACCCCCAGAAGACACAGGAGTAGAAAAGGGATCTTCAGAAAAATCATCAGAGTCAACATCACCAGTCTCAGCAGGATCAGCAGGATCGGGATCCATAGAGGACTCAGGAGAACCAGAACCAGCGCCAGAAGAAGTTTGTTGCGACGAAGTTTGCGAAACATTTTCTTGGATCTCTTGTTGATTTTCTTGAGGAGTTTGTTGAGCTTGACGCTTACAGTATTCATGGAGATTTTCAGAAACAATCAGAACATCAGCAAAAGTTTCACACTCAGAGATCTGGTTGATGAGATCTTTCTCTTCATCATTCTGAAGGGGAATGTCAATGTAGTTGCCGACCTTGAAGTGGAGGTTAGCACGATCAGCAAGATTCATGCTAGAAAGATCCTCAGACTCAATGCCAAAGAAATCTTCATCGGACAGTTGACTGTATCCACGATAGAAAGTCTTGGAGAGACCAGCATACCTCCGCTTCATCAGTTTCTCGATGCGAGCATCTTCGACAACGTTGATGAACTGGAAAGGAATGTTCCTCGGTGGATCTTCATTAGGAGTGAAGAGAGCATGACCAACTTCGTGGGCGACCAAAAGATCGTACACAATGTCGGATGCTCGCTTCCACATCGGAAGAACCAGCAGACGGTTGTTCACATCGAAAGACGCGGTGTCAACATACTTGTGCTCAACGATGAGATTCTCAGTCGCGAGCAGTTTGGCAAGTTGACCTTTGACTTCGTAGTTGACCATTGCTGTGTCCGTTTCGATGCCCTTAGTATAAGGGTAGAGTGGGGGCAGAGTCAGGGCAGAGTGGACAGTTTGAAAAGTGTCTACTCTTGGGATCGGTGCTCGTCGTTCAACTCATTGATGAATTTGACCAGGGAACTTTCAGAGAACTGCATGAACTCATAGTTGTCCTTGTCAAGGCAGTGACCACCCCATCCATACTTACCATCCCAACCAGGGACTTGAGTGTGCGACTTACCAATCCTCGGATCAGAACCAACAAGAGCAGCAAAGTCTTCGTAGGTTGACTCACATCCAAGATTCTTGTGGATCTTGTACAGTTCATTAAAGTAACTGACCTTCAGTCCCAGGAAGAAGTTCTCCGCATATTTGACTAAGGCAGCAGTCTTGATATCAGTGGTATGAATCTTGCCAGCATTCAACTTGTCAAGTCTGGTCCAGAAGATATCAGCAATGACTTCACATGCATATGGATCACCACCAAGGATACAGAAAGTTTGATTCTGGAACTTCTCGATATTATTGTTAGAACTCAGATACTCTGGACTATGAATGACATTAATATTCTCGTATGTCTTCTGTGCCCATTCATAGTATTCAGGTGTTGCTGTTGACTTACAGCATACAGGAGTCTTCTGTCCGATGTATGTGTTCAGTTCATCAAGAACTGGGTCAAGAATTTTGGTGTTATCTCCCTTCGGAGTGTCAACACAAACAAAGACAGCATCGAAGTCCTTGCCCATGAAGTCTTTGATCTTATTATCATTGAACTTCGGATCGATGATAACTTTTTCTTCTTCCTTAAAGATGGATGCCACGGCAGAACCAACATAACCATGGCCAACAATCATTACTTTCATGATACTTTCTGACTAAAACCTTTGACTTTTTCAAACTTGATAGAGTTGGGGAATCTATCGTAGAGTTCTGACTTGTGAGAGATTACAAATATATTAGCATCTCGGATAACAAATCGGATAATCTTTAGGAACTCTTCTGTTCCCATCCCATCAAGAGAACTATCAAACACCTCGTCCATGATCAGGAGATTGGTGTTCGTAGAGTTCTTATATTTAGCGATCTCTCTCCAAGTGAACAAGAGAGCGAGGTCGATACGCATCTTCTCTCCTTCGCTAAATGATGCGTAAGAAAAATTTTCGTGGATAGGAGACTGAACCGTCTCACTAAACTCTTCGTCCAGAGTGAAGTTGATGTAGAACTCCATCATCTGCAGATAACGATTCACTTGCTGGTTGATGAGGGGGAGATACTTTTTGATGATCTTAGTTTTTACTCCCCCATCCTTCAGCAAGGAATATACGAACTCGTTCAGATGAATTTTCTCTTTCTCTTCAGCGAGTTCGTTGTAGGATGTCTTCAGTTTTTCATCGAAATCTCTTAACTTGTCATGCTCAGAATTTCGGTTTGCAAGGTTCTCGGTAATAGTTTGAATTTCCGATTCCAGATCTCGGCATTGACGTTGCAATCCAGAAATCCGAACATTGTTTTGAGAAATGCCATGTGTTAGGGAAGATACCTCCTTAGTGAGATCGATAAAGCGAAGCTGCTTGGACTCCTCCTCTTGTAATTTTTCCTCAAGTTCTGAGAGACCCGTTTCTAGTTTATCTACAGAAGCATTAAGCTCCGCAATTCTATTTAACCTGAATCCCTCCTCAATATCCTGAGTGCAAGTGGGGCAAACCGTATTTTTGTCAAAGAAGATACGTTCTTCTTCTGTTGACTTTACCTTTGTCTGCAACTGCACACGAATGTTATTCATCTTTTTGATAACACTCTGAGGATTAGACAGTTGTTCTAGTTTGTTCTGAACATCAGATAGATCACTAGAAAGACCATCATTTTTCTTGATCAAGTCATCCTCAGATACCTGCAAGGTAGAAATCTTTTCCTGTTTGTCTACAATATCTTTCTGCCCACGCTTCTCTAACTCATCAATAAACTCCTTCTGCATCTGAATCTTATCGATCAGAGTTTCTTTCTTGAGTTCAAGAGTTCTGACACGTTCTTTATTCTCACGCATCTTGTCTTTCACCACGCTGTTCATCGCAGAAAAGATTTTGATGTCAAGAATATCTTCGATAACTTCACGACGTTGCGAAGAAGTAAGTTGCATGAACGGAGTAAATCCAGCAGAACCCAGAATCACAATCTGAGTGAAGGACTTATAGTTCAACTTGAGAATTTGTTGCTCAAGTTTCTTTTGCTGGTCAACTGCGGAGGAGGATTGATCCTGCATCTTACCATCAATCCAAATCTCAAACTTGTTTGGTTTGATACCGCGAACGATTCTATATTCTCTTCCCTTAATATCAAACTCAATCTCAACCACACAGTCTTTCTCATTCACTGAGTTAACTAGTTGTGGTTTGTTGATCTTGCGATAGGGTTTTCCGAATAAAGAAAACGTAAGGGCATCAAGAACTGTTGACTTTCCAGCACCATTTGATCCGATGATGATCGTGCCATGAGATTCATTAAGTTTGATTTCAGTCCAGTGGTTTCCAGTGCTAAGAAAGTTTTTCCATTTAACGTTTTTGAAAACGATCATAATTCAGGGGGCACGACAATATCGTTGGGAGTAATAATAACGTATTTGAAATTTTGATGATGACAAGTTTTCTTTGCTAGATCCTCATCAACTTCAACCACATCGACAACACTATATTTTTCAGTATCCTTCAACATCATAGCATATCTCTCAGCATCGTCTTCATTCTCAAAGAACATTATTACTTTCTCTCCCCACTTATTGTGGACAGCGAAAGCTCCAGAATCTTCATTTTGGGCAACGCTGACCATATACATCATTCTACTTCACACGCCTCTTGATAGATCGAACTGATAAGATTTTTTACCGCAGATTTGTCAACCTGAGTATCAGACTCATCAATATATCTAGACAAAATAGCAAGTGTATCTTCCGATTCAAATGCCTCAAAGTCATCGTTCTCAATGACATTGAAGTTCTCTACAATCTTGACTTCTGCTGGGTTGGCAGAGAAGAGTTTGTCAATGAACTTTTCAAATCCAACCTCATCAGATTTCTTACGGACAACAACCTTGACAATCTTTTCAGAACACTCAGTTGCATCAAACAATTGATACGGAGTATCCTCGTAATAGACGGTATGAAAGATAGTGAATGGATTGTTGATTGGAGTATGGTCTAGAGTTTCAGTATCAAAGATATGAAAACCTCTGACATCTCCAGCATCATTCCAATACATTTCATATGGATTGCCAAGATAGTTAACATTATCCTGGTGACTGCGGTGATGATAGTGACCAGAGAACACTTTATCATAACGAGAGAAAACATTCCTGTCCATACCATGCTCCATCCAGATGCCATGGTTTGCTTTGAATCCCTGAAGTTCAAGGTGTCCGAAAGCAACTTTAGACTTAGACTTTGAGATCTTTTTCAAGACCTCTTCCTGAGTGTCTTCAGTGATCCAGGCAACCAAAGATACATCTAGTCCATCAATCTCAACTTCCTTAAAAGTAGATACAGGAACAATGTTGTCGTACTCTCTGAGCAACAGTTCAATGGCATTAATATTGTTCGTATTCTTATAGTATGCGGTATGGTTGCCAACAACCGTATACACTGTGACTCCCATTTGTCGGAGACGATCATAATAATTTTTCTTAGCCCATGATAAAGCAGAAAAATCGATGCCCTTACGACTATCGAAAGTATCGCCCATGTCGATAACACAAGTGATATTCTGTGCTTCCAAGGTTGGGAAGAAAACTTCATTGTAGAACTTTAAGAAGAAGTCATGAAACAGTTTTGAATTTTTACGAGCACCGAAGTGTTGGTCTGTAATTACTGCTACCTTCATTGATTCTTCAGCTTGTGATAGACATTATCTTTGATTGAATTATAACTGGAATAGTTGCTTCCGCCAATAGTGTTGTCATCTACGAACACTTCATCGTAACCAGACTTAGTAAGAATTTTATTTTTGATTTCTAACTGCTTCTTCTCTTTTTGAATGCGACGGAGAAAAGCGTAGTGAATGATCTGAGTAAAGTATGCGAAAGGGTTTGAAGATTTTGCTGGATCAAAGTTGTTGATGTATTGAACACAGTTCTCAATTCCATCACAAACCATGTCATCTTTGAACATGTAGTTGACAAAGTTTGGTTTGAATGAAAGGTGCGTAGCAATCTTCAGAAAGCACTCTCCAATGTAATTCGGAATCCTTGGTTTTGGTTGACCTAGTTCCGCTGCTTCTTTAACACTCTTCTTGTAGATGACCAGAGCTTCAAGAAACTCTTTGTTATTTACATAGTGCTCTGACCTCTTTCTCCCTCTTGGCATAGTCGCATTCATTTTATGACGTATAGTTATATATTGTATTCAAACTATAACAAATTCATGTGCGTCTGTCAAGGGGGTTGACAAGACTCTGAAATATGTGTACAATTACCTTTGTGGAGGTTCAAGAGAACAACTATAGCTTTAAGATTCTTCTTGTTCTAAGTCAAATATTTTTTCAAGCATCTCTTTAGCATCATCTACAGTTGAGATGTAACCCATTTCTCTACCAATATCATGTCTATGTGAAGGGAGTTTGTCTAACTCCTGTTCCATAACAAAACGACAATGCATAGTAATCATATCTTCATTATTATTCTCTGTCATCGTAAGAACATTCTTCATATCAATAATACAAAGAGTATCTTCTGTAGTCTTTAACCAGGGTTCAACCTTGTATCCGATTGCCATGCCATTGTGAGGTAGTTTTACTTCCTCTACAATAACTGGATCAGAGATCAGTAGAAGAGTCCTGTCATCTTCATCAGAGGCAGAGACTTTTGCGAAGATCTCTTCACCAGATAATAATTTTATTGTTGCATAGAAATCGTCTTCCATATTTATTTTGTTAGGTTGACTGTGATAATGTCATAGTTAAAGTTTTCTTCGTTATAGATTCTGATTCTTTCTATTAGATGATTCAACGTATAATTTTTTCTAGATCCTTTTGTGCAATCATCAGCAATGTCATACAAGATCGCTTTACTTTTGTTTGTTCCCTTCCTCAGGACTCTTCCGATAGATTGTAGATTCCGTACTCTTGATTTAGAAGGAGAAGCAAAAATAACGTTATGAAGGTTTTTAATGTTAATTCCTGTGGAGAAGGTTCCATACGATGCTACGATAATCGCATTGTTTTCAGTGTCTACAATTTCTCTGATTCTTTCTCTCTCCAGGGAATCAACCCCACCATGAACATAAAAGACCTTTCGGTTTTCTTTTACCGAACTATTTATTAATTCAAATAATGGCTTGCCGTGAGTTTCCACTCTATTAAATAGAACAAGAGTGTTTCCATTCAAGTCTACTGTTAGATTTTTGATGAAGTTGTTTCTTCTCTCATGTGATATAATGTATTGAACTTCATCCTCATATGTTTCAAATTTCTGTGGATTGTGTTTGAGGATGATACAATTAATATCAAGTTTAGAAACATGTCCTTTCTTCATCAGTTCTTCAGTTCTGATGATCTTATATGAAGGTCCAAACAATCCTTCCAGAACCCACTTGTGAGTCTGTGTGCCATCTAGTGTTCCAGTAAATCCATACCGATATTTTGCGGTATGTAACTTGGTCATGATATTAATCAGAGACTTAGACTTGAACAAGTGTGCTTCGTCTCCAATCACAACATCAAACTTCTCAAACCATTTACGTTCTAGTTTGTAGATAGATTGCCAAGTTGTAATTGTGATTGCTTTATTACTCTCCTTTTCTTTTCCAGAATATATTTTGTGGCAGTATGTCTCAGGATCCCATCCATATTCCTCAAAGTCCTTATACATCTGCTCTACTAACGATGTCGTTGGAACAACTACCAGGATTTTTCTGTTGTAGTCAGTATGATATCTTGAAAGAGCATACACCATCAAAGATTTGCCAGATGCAGTGGGACTTATCAATAACCTTCTATTGTGTCTTAGAGCATCGTATACTCCCTCTACTTGGTATTCGCGTGGTTTATGACGAGCAATCTTAGTCATATAATCCTTTACACCATCAAATGAAATCATTTCATTGACTTCAAATGGTGTGCCAAAAAATTTATTGTCTACGAACGTATATTCATAATCGTATTGCTTGCAGAAAGAAATGACTTTATCCAGGAGACCAACATAGATCTCTCCCGTATGCGTAGAGAATAGTCTTATCTTTCCATCCCAATACTTGCTTCTGTATTGAGGCATAAATTTTGCACCAGGAACTTCAAACGTAAAGTGGTCTGACAGTTCCTGATAGACATGTGGCTCTGCTGATATCTTCAGGTAGACTTCATTCTTCTTTTGGATTTCCAGATTAACCATATCCACTAATGAATTTTTGCCATTCAATAGCATTCTTGATTTGATAAGTGCGATTGCTTATTTGTTTAAGAATGCTCTCAATATAATTTAGCTGAGTTTCGTAGTAGTCAATTTTCAAACTGACCTGACTCAGTTTTTCATCAGCACAAAGATATCTTTCCATGTCACTCTTATCCCTAACTTTCTTGGGAAAGGGATTTTCAATATAAACATCTGGATCTGCTTTACCAGAGTAATATTGATAACGTTCGTGACGGATATTTCTGCGCTGTTGTTCTGCCTTCTTTCTCAGGAGAAGAAGGTTATTGAAAATGTCGTGATACTTTGCATGTAGTGCTGGTATCTTTAGTGATTCTGTGTGAAGATTATCTTGATCAATCTGTGAGTCTTTCTCCCACATACTTTGTATATTCTCAAGATTCATAAAATTCTGCCGCTCAAATCTGTCACTTCATAGTAAGTATACTTGAAAGTAACGTCTGCTGTAAAGTAGTCTACATCTGATGGTGTGGCATCAAACTGAAGTGTAGACAGAGTTACTGGGAACAATCCATAAAACTTTAAGTAAAACTGTGGAGTGAGGTTGTTGCTCAGAACTTGTAGAGTTCCGTCTGAGAACAATTCTTCCTCACCCATTTCAGATGCGTTCTTATAAAGAGAAGCACCCTTCTTTCTTTCATCATAGATTTGTTGTAAGGACTCAGGAAATCCAAGTCCACGCATCCAGTTTTGGATCTGCATGTAGTTTTCCAGATCTTCATCAATCAAGAATCTCAATGAGAAGTCTTCAAACTGAAGTTGATCTCCAGGTCTATCGATCTGTTTGAGATAAGTTTGCTGAACAGCAACTCCAAGAGTCACTGCTGGAAAGTTGCATGAGTTGGCAAAGAAACTTGCCTGTGGACATCTCTGCAGGGAAAATTTAAATCCCGTTGGAGATAGGAAGTTCCTATTTTGTATTTGCCTTTTGTATGGGTTTGAGTTAGTCATACTAACATGCCTTGTCGATCCATGTATTGGAGAACTTCTTTGAGATTACCAATGTGTTTAGCACCGATAGCAACCTGAGGATAAGTTGCTTCTTCACCAAACTCTTGTTCAAATGCCCTTTGTGTGAAGTGTTGATTGAGACGATACTCTCTAAAATCAAATTTAATATGTCTTAAGAGAGCACAGACTCTTTCGCATTCTTGACTTCCGTCACTGTAAACTATGGAAAGATTCCTAGTCACGCTGCCTCCAGTCGTCTGGTTTGTCTTGTTTGAACCAATCTACGATTTCATCCGCTCCAGAGAACCCTGTTTTGTAATTAGATGGGTCGGGATCTCCTAGTCCCATCTTATTCATAAAATCGTCCATACTACCCTC